TTTAGTCCTTCAGCGGCATCAACTAACCTCTGAGTGTCATCTAATATCGAACCTTTCTTAAATACATAATTACCGGCACTTGTGGTTGATAACAAAAGTGATTGTATTGATTTACTATATGATTCGCTCAAAGACCCTTCTCCTCCTCCCTCTGTTGGGTATCTACCCGCAAGTTTTAGACTAGGACCTACCCATGTAAAACCTCCTTGGAGTCTAGGTGCATCATAATTACTGTTTGTTGCGGTACCTGCCCTTAAAAAATTGCTTCCGTTTAAACCAAACTTGGCTTCAAATCCGCCGTCATTTCCCTCATATAATTTACCTATTTCACCGTAACCTCTACTAGCAATTCTTACTCTATTACCGAATTGGTCTATGGGTAACTCTTCGGAAGGCGCTACAATATCTGTTAATTCCTGTATTTTACTACCTACGTAGTAATTTCCCGCAGGTGCTCGTAGTCCAAAACTTCTAGAGTTTTCGGTATAGTCAGGCGCAAAAACATTTAATGATATATTCTTAAACAATCTCTTAGTCTGTCCCCTACCTGTATTTGATATAAATGTATCAGACGCCCTCTTATTGGCTTGTGGTAATAATGTACCTCTATCACTAAATTCACCTCCATTGTTTGTCGCTTGATTCACACTCGATTGCTGTGTCACTTCACCAAAATAACTACCTGGTATCCATGAGTATGGTGAGTATATTCCCGAAACTCTACTTATAAAATCTAAACCTTTACCCACCACATTATCAGGAACAGAAATTTTCCAATCACTTTCAATTAGTTCTTCATTTCCTGTAGCAATTGCCAATGCATCAAAAGGGTCTCCTAAAGCGTCGAGTATATTTACCCTACCCAATGTCTGTTGATAAGTTTCTTCCGCAATTCTAAATTGAAATTGAGTTTTTAGTTGGTTTCCGGCGATTTGGGCTAACTCAGAGTCTTGTGTGAGTCTCCCATTGGAACCCATAGGGTCGAAGCTCGTTAATAGTGTAAGTGAGTTATACGTTGACGCAACAAACGTATAATACGTCTCTCTTTTTTCTATTTTCCTTTCTATGTCTCTTATATTTAGTAAATCGTTGAACCCTCCTTCAGGTCCGTATTGATTTTGAATAAACGCTCTTTTTTGTGCTTGGTCGGTTATTTGAGACTCTTCAATTCTAATCGCATCTAAAACTGCTACATCGTTAATCGCAAACTCCGCATTACCCGCTGAATCATTACCTTTATAACCTTCAGCATATGGTTCTAAATTCCTGACTAAAAGTTTTTTTCTAAAACCTTCAGTAGCGCTAAACGTTAATTGACTATTTGATTGGTTCGGCATACGAATCTATTTTTATATAAATAGATTAAATATTCATTTTTAAGCGGAATATGTATTATTAGAATCCGTAAATATTGTCATTAGTTTACTTGTGAAAGTGGGGTTGTTAACAATTTCATTTGCCAATTGTTCAGATGTTATGTTTTGAGGGAGATTTCTTCCGTCAACTGATAGGTCTATCTTACCTCCCACATTTAGATTAATATCACCGTTAACATTATTATTGGCGTTGTTACTCATATTATTTAGGTCGTTACCCATATTTCTTAATTCTCCAACGGCTTTAAATAATGAATCGTTTTGGTCGACACTTCGGGCCGTTTGATTATTCATTTCTGCATTGTTGTTTAAACCGAGATTATTTAATAGGTTAGTCCCACCAACTACTAAATCATTCGCTAAGAATCTTTGAACGGGCATTCCAGGTCTAGAAATAAAATCTTGAGCCTTAGGAGGAATAGTAGTATCTGGTGCTGTGTCAGGTGTTCCCGCAGCTACTTCATCTACACTCTCACCTATTACTAATGCCGCGTTTTCAGCTAAACCGCCAACCATATCACTAAAATTCGAGGCAGTTGCCTTTAATAGTGGATTTACAGTAGTAAGATTGTCTATAAGCTCCTGAGGAACTAAACCTTCAAGGCTTGTTTTTAAACTTGAAAGCCCTTCATTAGTAGTTTTAAAAGCCGTGGCTAACAACCCCTCAACATCTACATCTAAATCTTTTATTAGACTGTTGTCGGGCAACTTTTCATTCATATTTACAACTGAGTCCTCAATCGCAGTTGCAAACTCTGCGGACATCGAAAACGCTGCGTTTCTAAAATGTTTTCTAGACTCCTCGTCTTTAAATCCATTAGCTATATTTGTACTTAAAGCCTCTCCATATACTTGTAGGTTCTCTTTATTTATAGAAGCGTCTAAACCTTCTCTAACAACATCTGCGTATGCGTCTAAACCACCTAAAATATCAGTTACTCCTTCGGTATTCGTACCCGCTAATATGGTCGCGGCCTTAGCAGATTCATTAGCACCCGCAATTTTTTGAAGGGCCGTAAGTTGCTGCATGGCGATATCTCTATCGGACATAGAATTTACCTCATTCGCCTTTTCTAACGCCTTAAAATCATCTGCTGTTAAGTCTGCTGCCGCTTTATTTGCTACAATTATCTGTTTACCCATTTCATCAAAAGCCGGTATGTCCACTCGTAATTGTCCACCCTCAATGTCACTCATATTTGCAACTAAATCTTTAAACTCTTGAGGAACTGTGGTTGTTCCCAACATATCCAATTTTTTTGTCCTTTCAGCCGCTTTAAAAGCTGTTTGAGTCATGTCTTGGTAAGATATTCCCGCTAATTTAGCAGCCTCTCTTAACCTATACATTTCAGTAACCGGTATATCAAATTCACCGGTTTCTTCATTAAATACGGCGGCCCCTTCCGCCATACCAATAATTGCGTCCTGTAAACCTTCTGTATCTGTCTGAGCTAAATGTAATAATTTAAATGGGTCTCCTAAATCACCAACAGCACCCCCCAACATCTGAAATCCAGCGGCAGTTTCTATCGCGGTTTCCGGGTCCATTAACTTTTCAGAAAGTGCAAAAGTAGTAGACACGTCCATCCTTAACGCTTGTGCCTTTGCAATCATACGAGAAAATCCTTCTACACCATCTTTAAAATTATAAGAGGATAACATTTTTATATTACTACCAATATCCTTCATAAACTTACCAACATTAATACCATAATCTCTGGCTTGTTTTTGCATGTCACTAATTTGTGATATCGCGCTTGAAGTACCCACTCCGATGTTTCTAAACCCTTCTACAATCGGAACTATCTCAGAAGATGTGAGACCTGCGTTACGAGCTAAAAGTTGCATATTTATAACTTGCTCAGAAGATAATAAAGTGTTAGTTCCCATCACATCATTTATTTGTTGAGTTAACATTAAGTTCTCCTCTAATCCAATTCCAAATTTAGTCGTTTCAAATGTGGCCTCAGCCATAGTAGTCATTAGTGCATTACCAACCACACTAGTTTGTCCCATGGACTTAGTACTTAATTCAAATGTTAATTGTTGTAGTTTAGCAGTATCTTCAATAACTGAAGTTGGAATAAACATCCGAGCTAAACTTGAGGTAATGTTTAGTACCGTTGTATCTAACAGTCCTGCGGCTTTATTTAAGCCGTCCATACCTTTACTAACTTCAGATATCGCGTCTTTAGCGCTGTCTACAGGTCCTTTTCCTGCTCCCGTATTGTTTTGAAACATTATTAAGTATTATACTATAAATACTTATCTTTTAGATTTTGCTTTTTCAGCCTGTTGATTTCGTTTTTCAAACTCTTCAACTAACTTACCTATAAAGTATTTTCTTTCATACGTAGGCATATTAATTAAATCGTTATAAGAAAAATTTGCGTGACGAGTTAAGTAATAGATTTCATCAAGCACAGATACCCTAGAGTCAGAAGAAAGGCCGAAAAAACTCCACCCCAAAGGTGACTCTAACTGTCAACTCTTCTCCTGACGGGGCTTTTAAACTCCTTTCTAAGTCTAATTTTGGTTCCGAATTAGAAAGGCTATTTCTTATGAATTTAGAATCCATAATAGGTAGTTTTATGACGAAGCTTGTTATAAACTCTCTGTCGGTGTTATCGTCCACACTTATTATTTGTTTTGATAACCTATTGGTTACTATGGGAGGTGTCATGTTACTTGGGTACTTCTCGATAATCTCATTGAGTTCTTTGACTTCTCCCACCGTAAGTAGTTTACACTTTATTATATTTCCTGATTTAGGTAGTTTAAATATAAATGTACCGTCTTCTTCGGGTTCTTTTTCAAGCTTTTTGAAATCTAGTTCATCGAGACGAACCGTGTGTTCAAATGTGTTATTAGTTTTAGGGTCTCTTAATGTAAAATTATAGTCAGGACCAAACGCAGTATTTCTCAAAAATATTAAAATAGCTTCTAAATCACCCTCTAATAAATCACTAACCTTAACGTCCGGTTCATAAATTTTATTTTTAACTAAATCGTTGATAATGTTTGGGTTTTGACCGTTACCCGCAGATACCAAAATGTTTTCATCTTGTGCGGTAAGATACCCAATTTTAAGACTCTTTTTCTTGTTTTTGTAAAACTTACCCTGCGACGGAAGTGTTACCACGTCATGAGGTAAGTTAAAGTCTTGTTGTCCATATTGTTTTGCTTCGTCCATATTTTTACATAAAAAAAAACCATAGGGAATGAACCCTATGGTTAATTATAATAAATATTATTTTATTTTCAATAGTATTAGTAAACCAAAATACACCTATCAGGACGTAGTGTTGCCGAAATTGTTGCCAATGCGTCATCACTATAACCCAAACTATCGAAATTAACGTCAGTTAAGAAAGTACCCTGTAGAATCCATTTTTCAACTGCAACTCCTGTGGGGTCTAACATTTCAAGGTCTAAGTCTTTTTTATAACCTGCTGCGTATCCCATACGACCTGTAACAGACTCTGAAGTTAATCTAACCCATTCCATTAAGGCTTGTGCTGCCGATGGACCAATGGGGTCTCTAAACGTCACGTTTATCGTATTCCAAGTAAATCTACCAGCAACATAAGTTGATGTGTTTAAGAAAGGAATCTCAGTTGCGTTAATTTGGACGTTAGGTCTAGATGTGGACTCAACATACCAAGAGTTAATACCCAATGATGAAGGAAAACTTAGAACAAATCTATTTTTTCTTTTCGGTTCATACGGTACGGGCATTTTCATTAATAAATCAGCCATTGTATTTTGGTTTTAAATTTCGTTGTTTATTTTATTATAAATATCAGTGTTAAACTTTTTTCTCTTTACTTTTACTTTTTTAATTGTAAAATCCTTAACTAGAGATTAGAAACTAGTGTTTTTAAACTTCTTTTTTTTCACCTCCTTTAGTTAAATAAGTTTTTACTGGGCTTTCATCTTTATATTCTTTATCTAAAAATGATTTTATAGAGTCTATATTTCCTGGGTCGTCATCAGAAAATCCTATTTGCGGTATGAAGTTATTAGTTACATCATTAGTAAATGATACTTTTTTACCTATTTTTTGGCTTTGGTATTTAACGTAATTAATAAATTCTCTTAACGCTTTTATTTTACCTTCTTCAGGATTAGAGGCTGAGCCCTCACCATAAGTAACAGGGTAATATTTATTCATATCTAAATATTCTTTTATTAAAAGTTGGTCGTCTTTCATGACCTCACCTGATAAGTCTCGATACTTTTTTAGGTTCTCTATTAACTTACTTGAGTCTATTCCATTATGATTTGTAACTATAAGATTATAAATCGAGTCTCTTAATACAGATGGTGTATGACCTCTAGCTGTAATAATTGCAAATATAGAACCTCCATTAATACACTCCACAAAATCATTCCATGAAGGACCTGGAGACGCTAATAAAGAGTCCACTATAAACTTTTTATCACCATCGACTCCAAAATTACGGTAGGGGTTTTCGGAATATCCTACAACAGTCTCGTTTTTATATTCAAAAGGTTCTACACCAATATTTTGTCGATACTCTGCAAAATCTTCAGTAGACATACCTATCTCATTACCTTCATCGGTTTTTAAAATTATTTGTGTCGGCATAACGACAATATTATCATCCCAATCAAAAGCATAATACTTTAAGTCAGGTTGACCGTCTTCGATACCTTCACTTATAAGTAAATTATTAAGACTTCGATGTATAATACTTTTAAGACTCATGTATTTTAATCGTTTAAATTTTCAATTAATCTTTCTAATTGTGATTCTGTCAAAACAATACTTTGTGATTTGTCAGAATAAGTCTTAACTCCATTACTATCAATTTGTAATGACTCTCTTAGTAATTTTTTTTTAAATTCCATTTTTTTTATTTTATTAAACGTTTAGTTATATGGTTAAAAATGGGGGATACTTTTGTACCCCCCACTTAATAAATATCAGATATCCTCAAATGATGCTCCTGTTGGAGTAATTAAGAATTCTATATCGATGAATTCAAGAGCTCTTGTTGGTTTTAAATAAATTTTACCTACAAGTGTATTGTTATCTAAATCTTCAGGAGTGTTTTGAACTACAACCCTAAAATCTATTAAACCTCTATCTCTTCTTATTGAGTCTAAGATTGGATTTACTGAATCTAAGAACTCTTGTCTTACTTGGTCGTCATTTTGTTCGAACAACAGTCTAACCGCCACTGCCGAAATTAATTTACGAGCTTGTAATAGCAATCTTCTAACATTGATTCTGTCGAGTGCTGACTGCTTAACCTGAGTAGTTTTATTACCCCAAATTACTGTACCTACATCTGAGAAGGTTGCTATTGGGTTTATTCTACCTTTATATAGTATGTCTCTATCATCTTGAGTTAGTTTCTTACGAGCTTTGATACCATTTACTAAACCTCTTGTGTAACCCGCGGATGCGAACCAAGGGAATGATATGTTATCTGTTAACGCTAAGTTTCTAACAACTTCAGCAGTAGGTGGTAAGTAAATTTGTGTATTATTTACCGTATCTCTTGTAAGAATCCATGGGTAATAAGTTGCCGTATAGTTAGAGTCAATTCCAGTATCTTCTAAGTTTTCGGTAGCTTCTTGTGGGTAAATAAAGTCAGTTGTAAAATTAGATGTAGTATTAACGAACATATTATAATCAGGTGTAGTGCATATATAAATTGAGTCTGCCCTGTCTGTTTCAATCATATCAATTGCTTCCTCCACTAAGTTTGAGTTATTAACATAGTCGATACCTGTAGTAGTAAACACGTTAATGTTTACAGCCTCAGGGTTAACAAATGTCCACTGACCCCATAAGTAAGCGTAATAGTCAGTATTACCCCAATCCTGTTTATCTGGACCAACAATTGTCTTAAACGCTCCCCATCCTGTAGCACTTGGGAATCTAACTGAAGGTGCTGCTCCACGTAAATATCCATTATTACCTAATATAAATGTATCTCCATTAGTACGTGACTCTCGATAGATATCCCAACCATCAAATCCTCCCGTAGGTACTAATGTAAATTTACGAGAATTTAATCTATAATATGGACTATCTTCATTAGGTTCACTATCGAAGGACGCATCACCAACTTCAAAAGCCGTTTCACCTGAAGTTACATATATTGATGGTATTAGGACTACAGTAGCCCCTGAATCCATGTGAAAACCTTTTGTTAATTCAGCCCATGGTGTAGATTCAGTTGCGGTTCCTAAGTTAGTCGGGTTTTGTTTACCTTTATATGATGTAAAATCAACATCAATTCCGACCGTATTTGATACACCTAAGAAAACTCTTCTTGGGTTGTCACCCGCACTTCTTGTTAAGTTGTCACCATTAGACGACCCAAAAGGAGGGTTAAACAACACCTCACCTGGGGTGTCATACTTAGTCTTATAAAGTAAGTGTGGTGATTTATAGTTACTGTACTGTCTAGTTTGGTATCCTTTAAATCCACACGGTAATGAGTCAGACGGAGCCTCTTCATTTACTTCTAACATAATATATCTTGACTTTAACTCAAAATCTCCGTTAGACGTACCGATTTTTTTAGCTACATAACTATTAAGGTTTATATCCATAGTACAGTTAGTGAATTTCTCTAAAACAACTGGATTAGAGTCAGTGTCATAAAAACTTCTTACAACAACGTCAAAGGTTAAATTATTAAACGATATATTCATGATAGAGACTTTAATCTCTCTATTCGCCGAGTTACCATCTGATATTGAAATAACTCTGAACAAGTCAGAAACTTCGTTACCTCTTAATTCTGAAACTAAATATGGTGTCGATGGGGTTTGATATCTATCTAAGTACCATCCGATACCTGTATTATCAACATCTCCTCTAGCACTTTGTAAATCTAACAAAGTAGTATTTAATCCTCTAATCTTACCTTCCTTATATCCTGTATTTAATAAGTTATAATAAATTTCCTCAACAAATAATGGAACCTCATTTTTTGGTTTAGAAAAATTACTTTGACCTAAAACTTTAGTTATGAAGTTAGGGTCAGTTAAACTAAGTGAGGTATTGAATGTGAATATCTCTGAATCGTTTGTTATACCTGAAATTTGGAAATTAGCGAATGGATTATTGGTAATACCTGAGTATACACCTGTAGAATTAAGTTCTACACTAGTTAATCCTGAAACTTCGTAATCAGGATTATTAGAATCACTGGTCGTTGAAATTCCTCTTGACCTTAATGTACTAACAACCATATTGTGGTAATCAGTAATCGGTGTTCCCGTGTATGTTGTAGTGTACACGACTCCCTCACCTGTATAAGTGTTACCTGTAGTATTTGTTAACCCTGTAATCGCTAAACCAAATCCAACACCACTGTATTGACCTGTACCACTATTATATGGGAACAACGCGTAATACCATGAATCATTTTCAGAAGCTTCAAAATCTGCCGTATCAATGGTAAGACCATCAACACCCAACACATTAGTTGAATTTATCCATGTTCCCGAAGCGCCAGTTATTGCGTCATAAGTTTCTCCACTAACAGTACCAAATATAAATGCGGTTGTACCTGAGTCAGTAGGGTTAACAATATTTTGATAAACCGCAGACTCAAAGTCGTCCTGTAATGTGGTTTGTCCACCTGAAAATGTTGTATAAGGTAAACCGAATACATTTTGAATTGATGAAGGTAAATTACTAAAATCAGTAATTTCCGTTGAACTACTATTTCCTGAAACACCGCTAAAACTTATTGTATAAGCAATACCATCAGAACTTATAGGGGTGACCAATGACTTATTTACATTACCTACTGTTGATATTGACCATGACGGACCAGCATCATACCCTGATAAACCTAAGACACGAGTTACAAAAAGTTGATTTGATTGTTGTAAATAGGCTTTGGCTATATATGCCGCCTCATATTTCGGAATTTGAGTGTTTACAAATTTAGTTGGTTCTGTTCCTCCAAAAAATGCGGTAAACTCATCAAAGTTTGTTATAAAGATAGGTTCAAACGCCGGGCCTGATAAGGTCTCACCGACGACCCCTAAAGTCGTTACACCGACGCTTTGAGCCACAAAACTTAAATCTCTTTCTGATGTATATACACCTGGAGATACGAATACTTTTTCTGCTGCCATGTTAATTAATTTTCTTTTTATTTATTTTATTGATAAATATTATAGAAAAAACCAAACGACAAATGTTATGGCGTTATATTTATTTGATAGTATGAAAAATTTCTCACTTTTTTCTACCTTTTTAAAAACCTTTCTTAAATGACAAAAATAAAGAACTTAAAAATATCTGAAGAGTCTCATGAGATGTTAAAAAAACACTGTCAAATAAATGGGTTAAAAATGTTTAAGTTTATTGAAAAACTTATTGAAGAAAATTGTAAAGAAGATATTGATATATATGGTGAGTAATTAATTACTGTAGGGTATGTGAGCCTTTGATTTAATTATAGAGTCTTTATTGTCATCTATTTTAACAACATCAAATCTAATAACGTCATTAGTATTAACCTGTATAGAACTTAAATCCTCTCCCATATAATTGTCATTAATGTATACTGAAAACTCATCGACGTTATCTGTCTCCAAAAAAGTTAAATCTATAGTGTACGGATATTTTTCGGACAAACTATTAATTCCTGACATAAATAAAATATCTATGTCAAAATTTTGAGGATTAGGTGGAGTTTTTCTAGCTCTTCTTGACTGTGTTCCCTCTTCTACTTCATACAAGGTTAACGCTCTACTAATAGCTGGAGAAACTTGGAACTCTTCTTCATCAATCAAAAACCCCATCATTAAAAACTCATAGTTTTGAACATAATATTTTCTTTTTTCAATATCTAAAACTGACTCATCAGATATACCATTTAAAATAATAGGGACATAATGACCCTTAACAAATGTATATGACTGTCTTGAAGAAAACTTTTGTAAAACTAATTTGTTAAACTCATTCAAGTGACGCATTTTAGTACAAAATATTTTTATGTTATACGTAATATCTACAGGTACGGGTTGTGGAATTTTATAAATGTCCATCCCTTTTCTTTGTCCGTCCCACGTTGGAACCTTGGCGTAATAAAATTGTTTTCTGTTTGGTATGGTGTATTGTAGTGAAGGGTTTGTACCATACTTAACGTCTGGGTTTCTTACAGTAGCGATAAATGGAGGTTTTATATTCTTATCTAAATTTTGAAAATCCCAAGTTTCTGCAAACTGTGACCAGTTTTGAGTTGTAATAATAATATCGACAGGATTAACTTTTTTACCCTCTGCAGTCATTTCTAAATCGTTCTTAACAAAATCTAACATACCTCTATCTAAATCAGCATGTAAAACACTCTTAGGTAGATATGTACCGTCTTTTTGAATATACTCCAGTAACTGCTCTCTTCTCTCTAATAAAATTTTATCGGGAGTTAAAGGTAGATGTTTTTTTATTTTTTTAGGAAAGGCCATTAGCTTACTATCTCATTTATATGGAAGATTTTATTTCGGGTGTTAATCATATCAATCTCATTTGCATTATAAATTGGTTCTTCACTATCTTTTTTAACAAATGAATCATATTTGTATGGGTTATATGTAATTACGTTATCATTAGTTTCCTCAGGCATTTCTTCACAAGGAAATTGACAGTAATCGACTAAGTTACCAATAACAAAAGCATGTACGTTCTTTCTCATTTCCTGTCTTACCTTGTCTTGACCCCCCTTTCTTACCCTAAACTCCACATTTCTTAATTTAACATAATCGGCGTATAATATTACTTTTCCACCATAAGTTACGGAAAATGTATGTTTATGTAAGTTATAATATACCATAACCCTTAAACCAGTTAAATCCTCAGGGGTTAACTCTTCCTCCTGTTCAACAACCAACCCCATTTGGGTCTTCATTTTATTTATTTCTTTTAATAGATAATTGTTCATAATCCTCTAAATTCATTTTCACTAACAGGTGAGGCTGTAATTGACCTATAATAGGGTTTGTAGCCACCATAAGTATGTTTATTATCACTCGTGACTCTCCCGTCATTAGATACCGAGTAGTACCTAACACGAGATTCAGTTTCATAGTAACCTATATAATCGCCATAATTAATATCTATTTCTAATTCATCTAAAGTAGTTTGATAGACACCGACTTTTAAATTACCAGGTTCCATTTGTGTCATATTACTATTACCGTAATTTTGATTTTCAGGCTGTTCTATTTGGACGTACCCCCTAAACTCAACAGGAGGATGAAACTTGACACCGTCTTCTACGGTTTCTCCGTAAACATCATCAGTTACCGTTTTTTGTTGGTCAATTCTATATAAAACCAACCTAAAGTTCATATCACCCTCAAGCCATTCTCGACCCATTGCGATATCTAACTCAAAGTCTTCCGCTCCGAAAAACTTTTCTAATCTTGTAATTGGAACCTTTCTATTACTCATTATTGATAAATATTAAGTTATTTGTTATATTTAAGTGTATTTAGTCGACTTTTGGAAAATAAAACATTAAATAGCTTACCTGAAGTGAGGGCTCTTCGTATTTTAGAGAAGTACGAGGGGTATAATAATTATATTATCCGTTTACAGGATAAGATGAAAAAGTTTAATCATTTTAAACTTACTCGCGCTCAAGCGGACTACATAATTAAATTTAAAGACACAATCCCCAAAGTGGCGAGAAGATGGGTTGAACTTGATAGTTACTTTGGTCAAAAGTTAATGAATGACAAACTACTACCAAAGAGACCCGAAAAAATTTATGTGGAAAAATTATTGGTGGAGAAGGAAAAGTCGTACCATATATGGGGTAAGTTATTTGAGAGTGAAAATCTTACAGACATATGGTTACCTAAAGTTGCGTTGACAAAAAACAAACAACGGGAAGTAAAAATAGATTATAGTAAATACTCACATAGACCCCCACTTTCACATCAAAAAGAATCAATAGAAAAACTTGTCGGTAATGATAAGTACATATTAGCCGATGATATGGGTCTCGGAAAAACAACCTCAACGGTTATCGCTTCATTAGAGATGGGAATAGAAAAAGTGTTAATCATATGTCCGGCGTCTTTAAAAATTAATTGGGAGAGGGAAATACAAAACTACACGGATAAATCTATATCAATTATTGAGGGTAAGAAATGGGAACCTTCTGAGTATACCATTATAAATTATGATATCTTGAAAAACTTTCACGACCCAAAACACCCCGACAAATCAGAAATTTTAAATTATGGTTTTGATTTAATTGTAATGGACGAAGCACACTACGTTCAAAATAAAAAAGCTCAAAGAACAAAAATAGCGAATGACATCGCAAACAAAATAGGAAAAGTATGGTTACTCACGGGAACTCCGATGACCTCAAGACCGATGAACTATTATAATCTTTTAGACTTAGTAGATTCACCAGTTGCGGAGAATTGGATGGCTTATGCTATAAGGTATTGTGCGGGATATCAATTCAGTGTCGGTAGTAAAAGAGTTTGGAATGTTTCAGGAGCATCTAATTTAGAAGAGTTAAGAGATAGGACAAAACCGCAAGTATTAAGAAGATTAAAGGAAGATATCTTAGACTTACCTGAAAAAATAATAACCCCCATTTATTTAAGAACAAAATCTAGAGAGTATAAAAAATTGATGGGAGAGTACTATGACTGGTATAATTCGTCAGAGGATTCGAGCTCACTAACAATACAATTTTCTAAGTTAATGAAGGTTCGTCAGGTTATTGCTGAAGAAAAAATAAAGGACACCATAGAAATCGC